GAATTATGTGCTAATGTTTCTGTGCCTTCGACTATTGCTGAAAAATTACCTGTCAATGAATTAAGTTGACCTGAGGTAAGCTTTTGTCCTACTGTAAAAACTAAAGGTAAAAATGGCATATTCTAATTATAAACTTTTACCCTAATACTGCAACAGTATTGTTAAGAGTACCAAGCTCTGCGTCGTCTAATTCAAATACAGTTAAATTAGCAACACTTATTCCATGACCTACTGACAAATCAAATTCTTGTGTTTGATTTTCCATATCTACTTTTGTTCCAATTATAGTATATGGGTCACCCTGTATATCTAGCTCATCAATGTTTACAAACATCAAATCACCTAATTGTTGTTGCATAAATTTCATAGGTGTTTTTAAAGTAATTTCTACTTCAGGTTCTCTTCTTCTGAATGTAATTCTTTGACCTAAGTTTATAGCAGCCGCAGAATTGATATGCCAGAATAATTTTGTTGTTGGTGATTTTTGTATAACACCATATGAGTTTTGTGAACCAGTATTGTTTATAACAATTGATGCATGAGGATTTTGTGACAATTGATTAGACTGAACACTAAAAGAAGTTGGAACTACATATTGATTACACATATCATAAGCATCACCTCTTGCTGAGATTGTTACTATATCTGTTCCTGAAACTACTGCACTAAAACTATTTGTACCAATAACATTTCTTCTAAAGTAAATTTTGTTATTTGCTTCTATATATATTGCTGAATCTGTCATCTCTTGTGCTGATTGTAAAGCTTGGACATAGTTTGTTCCATAAGGGAAAAATGCGTGACCTACTATTGCGTCAGACCCTAAACTACTTTTCCAAGCTGTAAAAGATTCAAAATCAATGTCTGGGTTAGTTACAGATTCTATAGAACTTAAACCAGCTCCATAAGAGTTAGCTGTTAATATATCAAATGTTATATCTGCTGGATTATATGGTGTGTTAGTAAACAATGCACCATTTCTAGAAGTTGTATCAATTGAAACAAACGTTTGTGACAAGATATCTAACTGATTTCTAAATTGCATTGTAGTTTTTCCATTGCTGTAATTAGCATTTATTAAGAAACCTTTGCCCATACAAGCTAAGTCTATGTGTGACGGATTAAACTGATAACCATAAGACACTTCACCAAGTTGTCTAAATTTTGTTCTATCTTGTATCAACACATTCATTGTTTTAGATGCATTTTCTAATATGATAGAAAAAGGTTTACCAACTACATCTTTGTAATTACGAGAAACAGTTGGGAACTTTGTCACCATTTCTGAAAGATTAGAGTTTTGAAAACTAAATTGTCTTACGATTGAAGATGGATTTGTTGATTGTTGTTTATTTAAGAAAAATGGTGTTAACTCGTGACCTATTCTACATTTACTTTCAACAATTGTTGAAACAAAAACTGTTCCAACTTCTGTTTGTAAATCTACACCATCTGTTAATAAACCACGCCCAATTGATGGTGTCCCAACCACAGTTTCAAAATCAACACCAGTTGGTATAAGCGATTCAGAAGTTGTTAAGAATAATGAGAATGAACCAACTGAAGTTTCAAAGTCTACACCTGTTGGACTTAGACCTTCAAAAGATGTTGCAAGTGTAAAACTACCAACTGTAGTTTCAAAATCAACCCCATCTATCTCTAGTCCACTTTGTAAAAGCTGATAATTAATATAAGGGTTTTTATGCCAGTAACCTCGAATTACAGGTTTTTGTTCTTTTGGCAGACCTGTGTAATAAAGGGAATATTCTTCTAAACCTGGTGTTCTACTCTTTGGTGTTTTTGGGTTTAAATCATTTATATCAAGATAATAAAATGATAAATGGTTATTTTTTGGTGTTCTAACCTTCTTATCTTTTGATATTAAATGATAAGTTGATTGAGCTCTATATGTACCAATGAAACTTCCAAGCATAGTTTAATTATATACTATGATTTAGAATTGAGTAATTTCAAAAGGTACAGTAGGTCCAGTTCCAGAACTTAAGACTACAGTTATGCTAAAACCTTTGTTTGTGTGCATTGGTGGTTGAAAGAACATTGGCTCAGTTTGAGCACCAGAGAAATTGTCTTGGGTTACTGTTATATGACCAGATGCAACAATTGTGCAATTTTTTACATTTATATTTAAATTAGCTCCAGATACCATTGGAGTTAAATCTATTAAAGCAGAATAAATTCCACCAACAGCAGTTGAAAAAACTGTTGTTGTTCCACTTATTGCTTGTGCCCCTGTTGCTACTACTGTCTGTGCCATTACTTATCTCCTAAATCATTATCCCATATTGCTTTGAGTTCTTCAACTGTAGAAGCTGAATCAATCTCTGGCTTAGATGGGAAATCTCTTAATTTATTTTTAGTTGCTACTATTGCAGAAGTATCTTCTCCTGCTTCTTGTGCTCTGATATATTGAATATCTAATTCTTCAAGTTTTGGTTTTCTTGCATTTCTTATTTTATCTCTCCAGACATCTCGGGCTTTTTCCATATCTATTGTTGGATTCATGTCTGCATCACAAGACCAAGCATTTCTAAATACATTATCAAGGGAATCAAGGTCTGTTCTGTCAATAATCTTTGCACCCTCTGGACAATCTTTTTCTGCTATTTGCTCTACAGTCAGACCAGAATTTAATGCTGGTACACATACTGCCATGATTCCGTTTTCTTGATTATAAATAATAACTTTACTCATACTTAACTCGGTTTAGGATATGTAGATTTTACCTCAGCAATGTGGTCTTTCCAAGTAGTTGTACCATCAACACTATCGTGATACTGCATATCAAGTTGGTCTTCAAGTGGTTTATATGCTTTTGCTCTATCTCTTTGATATTGCTTTGCATCATAATCTGCTTGAAGCTCTGCTTGTTTTGCAGTTATCTGGTCATTGGTAATATTGTTTGGATTACCATCATGCCATGTAATACCATCTAAACTTTCGCCATTAACACTTACTTGTGCATTTGGGTCTAAAGCTAAGATTGATGATATTATATCTGCCATAATTATCTCCTTTTTTAAATATACCTCTTATGATGTGCTAAAACAAGCTACTGATACATTTGCTGCATCAACAGAACTATTTGCATTATCTCTATTTGATAATCTTACACTATCAACTTTTTTGTTCGTAGCTGGGTTTGAATCACCTTTCATACATAATGCAGAAATATTATCACTATCTCTCATTGACATTCCAACACAACAATAATCATCATTTGGCAAAGCAGATGTATAAACAACTGTGTAATCTCCAGTTCCATTATCTGTAATAGATGAAACATTAAAATCATCTTCAATAGTTGGTGTTCCTGTGCCAATAAAAGAAACCCAAGCTAGTGGAATATTATCATTAATAGCTGTTTCAGTTTTTGCTTTTGTTATAATTCCATCACTTATTTGTTGTGCTGATGTTATTTCTCTACCACCCTGTATTGCCATTACCCTGCTATCTCCATTAATGTTAAAGTTGTTGCACCTGTAAAACCTGTATTTAAACCTCTACGATTAATATACATTGTTGCATTAGCTGTAACTACTTTTAATTTATAAGTCAATTCAGATGTGCTAGATGGGCTATCTATATATGTTCCAGTCATAGACATCATTGCATTATTATTAGTAGAGCCACCTGTATTGATAAGAGCAGATGTGATTCCAGCACTTGGCAATCTAGTAGAATCTCTCTCTACAAAAAATGAAGCATCACCATCTGAAGCATTTGTAAAAGGTATAACAGCTTGAACATAAATTTTACTTGAAGTTGAGATTGGAGTTATTGAAGCAGTTAACAAGTCTGCTGCTGTTGCACTACTGTGAGTTGACTGTGTGGTATTTACTGCATTTATAACTTGTAATATTTTGCCAGGAGTTGCTAACTTAGAACTTACAATACCTGCACTATCAGCTATTTTAGCATTAGTTACTGTTCCATCTTCTATTCTACTTATTCTTCCTGCTACTGGCATTATCCTGCTATCTCCATTGCTGTTATAGTTGATACTGTTCTACCATCTTCATCATTTGTGCTTGTGTGGTCACGACCACTTCTATTTAAATATGATGTTGCACTACCATTACTTGCCCAAACCCATTTGTAAGTTGTTGCACTTGTAGTGTTAGGTGAATCTTGATATTGTCCAGAAGCACAATCAAGTTTCCAAGGATGACTAGCATAGCTACCACCTTGTCCTTGCGACATTCTAATTCTAGTGCTTGAAGCATCACCTAACAGTATGTCAGTTGTTCCTCTTTGTAATTTCATATAGGTTACATTATCAGAACTACTACCAATCATCATATTCCAAAGAATTAATATTTTACTACTTGTTGCTGATGGTGTTATTGTTACTGAAAATCCAGTTACATCTACAAAAGCTGTTTCTGCTGGAGAAGATGTTGAAAATGTATCTGTTTTAGTTGTTTGCACTATTTGTAAAACTTTACCAGCAGTTATAGTTTCTGAAGCACCTAAGTCAATTGATGTGCCATTAACTGTTAGACTTGAATTAGCTAATTTTGCATTTGCAATACTTCCTGCTAGTTGTGCATTTGTAATTGATATATCGCTACCTAACTTGTTGTTAGTTACAGCATTGTCTGCAATTAATTCTGATGTTATTATTCCTGTTGCACCTGCTACTGCCATTACTCTGAGTTCTCCCTATCATAAATATCATTTACGGCATCATCTAAAATTTTGTTTTTTTCTTCATCAGTTAATTCAACCTTTTCACCATTAACAATTTTAAAAGTTGATTGGTCGTTTACTAATGATTCTCTAATCTCTTCTTTTGTTCTAGGCATTTCTTTTCTTCCCATATACTTGAATTTGACCACTTACCCAATATCTAGTGTCAGTCCAACCTAATTGAATTCCATCAACTGCTGTGGCTAGAGTATCAATTGTGCAATAAGCATTAGATATATCGTAAAAACCATCATGTGTTTTACCTGCCCAAAAACCTTGTATAGTTGCTTGTGGATTAAATGGTTTAACATCCAATTTAAAATGCATTGTTGATGATGTTGAACTTGTTACTGCTGGAATATAATTTGCTACTCTCATTTGACCAGTTGATAATGTAAATCCATCTGTATTTAAAGACATGGTGCTACCTAATCTACCAGCAATTCTAGCATTGTAAGTTGTTGTGCTACCAAATAAAGTTGAGCCACCACCTCTGTAATTAATATTTAAATTAAAACTACCATCATTTAATACTGTGTTGTTTAGATTTATTGTGTATTCAGAAAACTCATCATTACGAAAAATACCATCGTATGTGACTGTAGATGTGCCAGATGAAACAATTGTTTCTTGTAGTAGTTCTAATGCTCCTAAGTTGTTATTTACTAATCCTTGTAATGCCATCTTACACCTTCAAGATGAAGGGGTCTGAACTTGGGAAAGTTATAGTAACTGTTCCACCATCTGGAGTTAGTGGAAACCCTGTGCCTTCACTCTGGATAAATAATAGTGGACTTGTAGATGAATCTGCTGTTGATACAAACAATACAACACCATTAATTACTGAGTTAACTGCTACTGTTGCAATGTTTAAATTATCTGCATCTAATCTACCA